CAATTACAAGTCTTAATGATCGAGGATTTGATGCATTTACTTTTAATCCTATATCTAGTTCAAAACCAGATTTTTATCCAATAGATATTGTAGATATCTATACAGAAGTAAAATGGTACTTTCCAAAAATTAAGTCAGGACAAGTATTAGCCGTACCATTAGAAAATGGTCCTAAACCTGTGTGTGCTTATTTTGTAAAAGATATTTCTAGACAATGTGAACAAATTGATTATGGAAATGTATGGTAAAAGGTACCAAAGTAAAAATTAGTGCACCGGTTATGAACATTCCTGGGAATGACGGTAAGGAAATGCCCGTACTAATGGATCTACATATGTGGAGTGACATGATGAACTATGTTACCGAAAAAAAATTAAAAATGATACATTGTAAAATGGAAGAATCTAATATAATATTAGAGTTTGTAGACAATTTAGAAGCTACAAAATTTGCATTAGGATACGCAGAAATATATGGTAAACAAAACGCGAAAATTTTCTAAAGTAAGAATAAAAGCACCATTCCAAAAATTACCTGTGGGCATTGGTGGGAAAAAATTGCCTATACTAATGGATAGACATTTTATGAATAATATCTCTAACTATTGTGACGAACATAAATTAAAAGCAATTCATTGCGAAGTTGTAAAAGAACATATACAATTAGAGTTTAAAAATAAATTTGATGCAACAAAATTTGCATTAGGATACGCAGAAATATATGGTAAAACAGAACCGGAAATTTTTTGAACTAAGAAACGGATTAAAAGCCGTAGACTTTCGTAATAAAGACTATTACGACAGAATAGATGATCATGAACGATCATTATATTCACCATTTATGCTTATGAGATATGCATCTTGCATAAGTTCTAAAGATAAATTTTACGTTGAACATTACATTGAAATGATTAATGAGTGTGTAAACAAACACTTGTTTACTTTATCTGGCAAACATAAAAAATTATGTTGGATATTAACTTCTATGTGTGGAGCATTAAAGCAACAATTTCATCCGTGGATTAAACCAATGAAACGTGTACCAAACAAATCTTTAAAACAACTACAACAATTATTTCCAACTGCTAAAGAATCCGATTTGGAAACATTAGATAAAATAATTACGGATAGAGAATTGGAAGAGTTACTTGAAGCACATGGTCGATCTTAACACTTGCACCTATTGTGGCAAATTTTTTACACGTGAACGAACACTACAAGTTCACGTATGTGAACCTAAACGTAGACATCTTCAAAAAAATGAAAAATGGGTTCAAAACGGATTTATGGTATTTCAAAGATTTTATGAAATACATCAGCATATAGGCAAACCAAAAACATATGAAGAATTTTGCAAGTCTTCTTATTACAATGCATTTGTAAAATTTGGCAAATTTATAATGCAAATACATCCATTATATCCAGAAAAATATATTGACTATGTAATACTATCAAAAATTAAATTAGATCATTGGGCAAGAGACGATTTATACGAAGCATATCTTATAGACACATTAAAAGCAGAGCCGGTTGAAGCGGCAATGCAACGATCTATTGCAACAATGATGGATTGGGCTCAAGAACAAAATGTACAATGGTCTGATTATTTTAGATTAGTAAACACACCTCGAGCAGTACAACACATACGACAAGGCAAAATATCTCCGTGGGTATTGCTTGGTTGCTCTGCAGGTAAAAAAATGTTAAAATCATTTACAGACGAACAATTACAAATGACACAACGATTTCTTAATTTGGAATATTGGGCAAACAAATTTAAAAGTTATCCAGCAGATCATTTGTTTGTACAAGAAACAGCAAAGGAGGCTCGCATTGAGTAAAATAGATATAGAAGTAACAGACGAATTAGAATTTGAAGTTGGTGATTGTTGTATTGTAATAAAGCCCGACGGAACAATAGGCAGAGTAATTTTGCCAGAAATGAATAATAGAGTATCACAAACCGAGGGATATAAAAAAATGTTAAAAATAATTGATATGCTAAAGCCGGGAGCAAAAAAAGATTTTACTGATTACAATAGAAAGAAATTACACTAATGCCTGATGTAGATATAGATTTTTTTGATAGAGACGGTGTACTAAAATTATTTAAACACGCACCAGCATCTATAATAAAGGACGACGAAATTACAAAACATAAAACAGGTGTTTACTTTCATGCCGTCCCAACTGATCCAATTAATGGAAATGCAAGTTTAGACTATAAAAAAGCAGAAAACAGAGGTTATTTTAAAATAGATTGTCTTAACGTAAACATCTATAAAAATATTAAATCAGAAGAACAACTAATTGAATTAATGATGCAAGAACCTGATTGGAATATGTTAGACGATCAAAAAATAGTAGATCAATTATTTCATTTAAATGGACATTTCAATATTGTATCAAGACTTAAACCTAAAACTATAGAACAACTTGCGGCTGTATTGGCAATCATACGTCCAGCTAAAAGAGGACTAATGTATAAAGAATGGTCTGATATATTAAAAGAAGTTTGGGTTAAGCCAGCTGACGGGTCTTACTTTTTTAAAAAGTCACACGCAGTTGCTTATGCTCACGCAATCGTTGTACAGATGAATTTAATTAGAAAAGATAAATATAGTTTTAGTGCAACGCAGGAAACGTAAACACACTAAAAAATCAAAAAAGAAAAACTCCAACCTTCGCTCAAAAAAAGAACCTTTTGGTTATCAACCAAATAATCCAATTACGATATATTATAAAAAGTATATTGAAGCGGATAAAAGTTAAACAGGTTTTCTAACTAGTTGGATTGTTCTTCGCTTAATCCTTTTCTTTGCAATATCAGATAGACGAAGAGTTGGTCCATGTGCTATTTCGATGTCTTTTGAATTTAACGATACTAATGTTGTGCGGAAATATTTGAACTCTCTTTTAATGAATATGTTTATAGGAATTTTTCTATTAGACTCATACCACCAAATTTCACCAAGTTTTAAAAATTTCATTTTATCCTGTGGGCTCATAATTCTACCATAGTCATAAAAACTAATAACTTGATTATCTTGATTTTGTACAATACCAACAAATTCCATATCACCCTTTCTTATAAGCGATAAGAATGGAAATTTGTCCCTCAAAGTCTTAAAAATTTCGTTCATCGTGTATCCATAAATACTGTTAAATATGTACTATGCAAACAGTATCAAGGTATTTACTATCAAATGTGGTAATTGCATACGTAAGTGGTTACCATGGAAGGAACTCTAAAGTGTACGACAGACGTCTAAAATTACATAAAGGGGTATCAACTACCGTCAGCTTTACGTTTAAAAACGAAGATCAAAAAGCTCAAGATGTAACTTCTAAAACATATGAGTTTAATGTTGTTGATTCAGAAACTAAAAAATCCGTTCTTACACGTAATTTGACTATACTTGACGATGGTTCTACAACCTCAACTAAAGGTACTGCTTCTGTGGCAATTACAGAAGGTGATCTATTATCATTGGACGCAAAATTCTATAACTTTGCTGTAAGAGAAATAGCATCGGATAATTCTAGAACAGTTACCTATGCTGATACAGGATATAATGTAGCTGGTACTTTAGAACTAATAGACGGTGCATATCCAGATGCTGTTAATAGCACAGAAGTCACTTCATTTACAGGTAGTGGTGGACCATTATCAAAAACTTCGGGTGCCATTGATGCTAAACCAGGAATTAACAATAACAAAGCATTACACACAATTGCAGTATATACTAAAAACTTTTCAGGTGCTTTCAGAGTACAAGGCACAATGGCTTCGTCTCCAGTAGATGCTGATTATTTCGATATTACTTTAGATGGCGAGGCATCTCCAACAATTGCTTTTTCCAGTTCAACCACAGTTACCGACTATAACTTTTATGGCGTTTACCAAAACGTAAGATTTAGTTGGGATAACGACACTGGTAATACTGGTATCATTGACAAAATCCTATATAGACAGTAAAATAGTACTGTATGAACCTGATCCAGAATACAATTCTGAGTTCGTTGCCTGCGAACAAAAAGAAAACTCCGTCCGGGTGGCTATCTTTTAATGCCCCTTGTTGTATACACAACGGAGAAACTCAAGATAAAAAGAAACGTGGCGGAATAATGACGTCAGCTGATGGTACATTATCTTACCATTGTTTTAATTGTGGGTATAAAGCATCTTACGTAATTGGACGAAAACTATCTCAAAAAATGAGACAATTTATGGGATGGCTCGGCATAGCTGACGATACAATTAAAAAACTTGCCATAGAGGCTATGCGTCATGAAGCATCTGATACAAAATACGAAAAAAGAAAATTTATTACATTTAAGAAAAAAGAGTTACCTACAAATGCACAACATTTAGAAATTTGGCTTGAAAAATATGTTGCAAACAAATTAACAACAGGACAATCAACTAAAATTGACAACTATCTAAATTATTTAAAAAGTAGAGGCATTGGACCTGACTGGTACGATTTTATGTATACATCAGATGTGCATTTTGACTTTGATAAAAGATTAATTATTCCATTTTATTGGAAAGGTGATGTTGTTGGATATACAGGAAGAATATTTGAATCCATTGACAAAGTAAAATATTATACTGACGTACAACCAGGTTATGTGTTTAATATGGACGTACAAGAGTGGTCAAGAAAGTTTGTTATTGTAACTGAAGGACCGTTTGATGCAATTACCATTTCTGGTGTTAGCATACTTGGTTCTGAGGTAAATGATACACAAAGAGAACTAATTGACGGACTTAACCGTAAAGTTATACTGGTACCTGATAGAGATAAGCCGGGAGAAAAATTAGTGGATCAAGCAATAGAATTTGGGTGGAGCGTAGCATTTCCGGAATGGCAAGAAGAAATAGAAGACGTTGCCGACGCAGTTAAACATTATGGCAGATTATTTACAATACAATCAATTCTTAAGTCTACTGAATCAAATAAACTAAAAATTGATTTAAAAAGGAAAATATATGGTTGAATGGGACTCAGTTGATTGGCATATTGAACCAACAAGTAAATGTACTTTAGAATGTCCGTTATGTGACAGAACTTGGTTTTATAATACTTTCAAAAAAAGATTATTGCATGAAATAAATGTTGACCACCTTGTAAATTTTTTAGGAAATGAAAAAGTAATAAATTTTTGTGGGAATAATGGTGATCCAATTTATCATACTAACTTTATAGAATTATGTAACAAACTAAAAAATAATAATAATACGATTCATATCGTAACCAATGGTAGTGCTAAAACACAAAACTGGTGGGAAAGTCTTACAACAACATTAAACGAATACGATACAATTACATTTAGTATTGATGGTTTGGAAGATACTAATCATATCTATAGAAAAAATGCAAAATGGAATAGCATAATGAATGCAGTAAAAATTGTTTCTTCATCTAAAGTACCTATGAGATGGAAATTTATTGTTTTTAAACACAATCAACACCAAGTTGATAAAGCAAGACAATTAAGTATACAATTAAAATTTGACGATTTTGAAGTAGAATACAGTGATCGGTGGCACCAATTAGTTAATGAATTTATGCCAGACAACAATTACGTTGACACTCATTACTTACATAGAGAAAAAGTTTTATCAGACAAAAAATATACATTTGCAATAAAACCAAAATGTTTAAAAAATGGTTTACCAAGAAAAAAATTATATATTGATGCTGAAGGAAATTTCTACCCATGCTGTTGGTTTGGTACATACAGATATAAATTTAAAAGTTTATTTTCTCCCAAAGATGGTAACTTTAATATTAAAACACACACTATAGATGATATTTTAAACAATGCACGTGTTAAAAACTTTTTCGACTCAACAAAAGACTTTGAAACTGCTCACGAATGTTGTAAAATAAAATGTGGAATAAACAATGGCTGAATATACATTTGACGTACAAAAACTTTATTTAGAAATGCTATTAGCAGATGCCGAATCGTTTGCTAGAGCACAAAACATTTTTACTCCAAAAAGTTTTGACAGAAAACTACAACCTATTGCAAAATTTATTAAAGACTATGTTGACGAATATAAAGTTATGCCAGAAGTTGATCAAGTTAATGCAAAATTTGATATTAAATTAAAAACAGCAAAAGATTTAGATCCATCTCACTTTAATTGGTTACTAGATGAATTTGAAACGTTTTCCAGACACAAGGCACTAGAAGGTGCAATACTTCAATCCGCGGACTTACTTGAAAAGGGTGACTATGGTCCAGTAGAGGACATGGTTAAAGATGCAGTAGCGGTTGGATTAACTCGTGATCTCGGTACAGACTACTTTGAGGATCCAAAAGGTAGACTTGAGTTCTTAAAGAGCTCACACGGACAAGTCAGCACAGGATGGCCAGCAATAGATAAAAAACTATTTGGAGGTTTTAATAAAGGAGAACTAAACATTTTTGCAGGTGGATCAGGCGCAGGTAAAAGTTTGTTCTTACAAAATCTCGCTATTAACTGGGCACTGGCTGGCTTGAACGTTGCTTATATTTCTTTTGAATTATCCGAGGCATTAGCGGCAATGAGAATAGATGCAATGACAACTAATATTCCAACAAGACAAGTAATGAAACAAATGAATGATGTTGAAGTAAAAGTTAAAATGCTAAAGAAAAAGTCTGGTAATTTACAATTAAAATATCTTCCATCAGCATCTACTATAATGGACGTTAGAGCTTATATTAAAGAACTAGAACTTAAAAACAAAAAGAAAGTAGACGCTATACTAATTGATTATTTAGATCTTATGATGCCAAAAAGTAAACGTGTATCTCCAAGTGATTTATTTGTAAAAGACAAATACGTGTCAGAAGAACTAAGAAATTTTGCAGTAGACAAACAATGTTTATTAACAACAGCATCACAATTAAACAGAGCTAGTGTTGAAGAAATAGAATTTGATCACTCACATATAGCAGGTGGATTATCTAAAGTACAAACAGCAGATAACGTAATAGGTATATTCACAAGTCGTGCTATGAGAGAACGTGGAAGATATCAAGTACAATTTATGAAAACAAGATCAAGTTCTGGAGTAGGACATAAAATTGATTTGGAATTTGATGTTGATACATTAAGAATACGAAACCTAGAAGAGGAAGAAGCTAAAAGTCATTTTGAATATAAAACATCTGCAGTATACGAAACACTTAAACAAAAATCAAAAATAACAGCAGACGTACCAGATCCAACCAAAGGAGATAAAGTAGGTAAAATAAAAGCAGAAGTTGAAGGAACTAAATTAAGAAAATTACTTAACGAGTTGCACTCAGATGAGGAACAATAATACAACTGTAAGTTAATTGACAGCTTCGTGAATATATTATATAATACATAAATGGCTTATCATAATGCAAATATACCTGTAATTGAATGTTATGTTCGTGGAAACTATCTACGAGATCAAAAAGATTCATTTGACAAATATTATGAGTGTGTAGTATTTGGCGTTACAAG